ACTTGTCTGAAACAAAAGCCCGCACCATGCCATTAGGGTTTTCGGCATTGTTCCATTGCGAGCGGGGCGGCTGGTTTATACCAACACCGCCAAACGTAAACGGCGCGGCTGTTTCAGCATGGCGTGTTCTGATCATGCGGACGTCGTCGCTATCACGCCAGATTGCGTTCAAAAGCCCGTCGAATTCAGCGGGATATCTGGCCTGAAGCCGTCGCGCCGTGCGGGTGTCGATTTCGGCATGGCTGGCAATTTGCCCGAACGACACGTCGTTAATGTCGAAAAACTGCGTTGGAACCCCGCCGGATTGCTCGACGACGATTTGCGGCTTGCCCGTGTCAGTGGTGGTTTTCTGCAAATCTTTAAGCGGTGCCAGATAATCAGCGTTGCGGCTGGCCTGATCCTGTACCTTAACCAAAAGATTAGCGAGAGAATTTTTGTTGTTTTCGATAGTATGTGTCATTTTTCTATTTCCCGTAGAAGTTAAAAAACCAGCAACATTGCTGCTGCTGGGGATGGTTGTCTCATAAAAGCCCATATTAGTCAAGCTTGAATTTTTTAAAATTTCTATCGGCGTCGGCGTTTCACATATCGCGTTCGCTTTTGCGAATATTTTTCCCAGTCTTTCCCGTAAAGCAAACGGCCGATAATACTGAATATAAACATTAAGCTTTTTTCCCTTCTTTATCTTCACGACGGCGCATTTCCCAAACCATATGCTCGACATTAGACAACGCCCCGCATATTTCGGGCAGATCGTTCTGGTAAGCCAGATCATACAATGCCACCAGATCAATATGGATTTTTCTTTTAACGTCGATCATCGTTCTAAACTCCCGTGTTAATTAACGACAGCTTTTACATATAGGATTATCTGGGACATATCAAGTCTAAAATCACATCCCAGTTAAATTTGCCTTTTTGATGGTGTGTTGGCTCGACGGATTGCAGCCCGTCCATTTTTAAATCAACGGCGGCTGCGGCCGGATACAAAAACAATTCCGGATCATCCACCGGTTTGTTCTGTTTTTTAATCAGTATCCACGACGGGCTGTGCTGGTGGCGTGAAAGCCATGCCACTTGAGATGGTTGAAGGGTGACGGCGTTGCTGGTCAAAAACTTTAACTCAACAAAACAGAACGTGCCGCTTTCATTACACAAAAGAACATCAGGGATGCCCGCACCGATTGAATTTTCAATCCGCGTCAATAATATCTTGCGGTTCGATTTCTGTGTCGCTTCCTTCATCTGCTTGTAAAAGCCTGCTTCGCGCTTTACCGCGATTGCTGGCATTCTTTTTTTCTTTGGGAGTGATGTTGATGGTGACTGGGGCATAGCTTTGCTTGATTTCCTCTAACGCCTTCAAAACGTCATCTTTGCTCATACTATCAATAGAGCCATGACGGATTTCAGATTTGCTAACATATATGTCGCCTTGCGCTTGACCGCGCCGATACTCCGCCTGAACGGCTGCGCTGTACGCGCCGTTCTGCAAAGCCACATCACGGATAGTTTGAAGGTCACGCAGATGGCGTTGGTAGGTCACCCCAAACTTTTCGTCCAACTCACGCCGATAAGCGTTGATCGCCGCGACAACGTGCGGAGAAATGTGCGGGTTGGTTAGTTCATACGCCCTACTGTGCGCGGATGTTACCGCGTAACCAGCATTGATCGCGGCCTCACGCAAAGTTATCTGGCCGTCTTTACTTACAAGCTCTTTTACAAAAAGTTCTTGCTTGCGTGTCAGGGGTTGTTCTGTTGTTGCTGGCGGCCTCCCTCGCGTTTCACGGGGCTTGCCAGTCACTTTACTTGCTGCTTTTCTTGCCATAGGATTTCACCGTTAATTAGGTCACGTCCCATAGTTTATACAGGATATACCTATATAGGGTCAAAAATATTTTTGTTTTTTTTTTTCAATTTTGACCGCCAGTCCGCGGAAAATATTAAAGAGGTTACATTTTTGTAAATCATCCGTGTAACCTTTCGTGTAACCTCTTTTTCGTTGTCTACTATACGTTACAGAGCAAAGTTACACGGTTACACCGGTAACACCTATTTTAAAAACTTTTTTCTCGTTCTCTTTTTCTGACGTATATAGTAGAAACGCGAATTAACGTAACCACGGACATTTTCCCGCCCGCCAATCTTCAATAAAGGCTTTCATAGCAAAAGCTCGTCGCACCGACACATCGAACCGTGATCCGCGGTCACTGGAGTTTGCAAGGTTATACACCCACGCGGAAGACACCCCGACATTATAGTGATCTGACACGGTATCGGCGATATCTTTTGCTTTGTTACTTTTTAACGCGTCCTGCGTCCCGCACCGTATATTAGATAAGAGTTGTTCTGCATCCATGTTTCACCTTCCTTTCTAAAATTATTATACTAGAAAACAAATAACGTAACAACCCTTTTGAAGAAGAGTAACCGTTCTGTGGTTTTTGCACTATTTCCAAGCATCCCAAAGTAAAAAGGCCAGCAGGGCGAACCCGCTGACCAGATAGGTGGTTATGAAGATATCTTCAGGTGACATCGCTGAAACCTTTTTTGTTAGGCTCGACGATTTCCATTGCCCACTGTGCTGTCTGTTTGACGAAACATTCGTCGGGCAGTTTTTGCGACGCCTTATGGATCGAACGGACGGCGGACTCTAGCTGGGCTAGTTTGATTGACGTGCCTTGTTCGATTGCGGCTTCGACGTTATCAAGAGACATTTTGTTCCGCCTCCCCGTACTCGATGCACTCATAGCAGGCGGTGGGTTCATCGAACATTTCTGTCAGGGCTTCGCACTCTTCGCATCCTGCGACAGGTTTAAAATCTGGGGACATAGGATTTACCCTCCTTTTGCAAATTTTTAACCAACATATATTCGCGGTGCTTGGCGTCTATTGCGTCCTGATCTGCTTGGTCGAAACACATATCGCCAAATTCGCGCATCAATCTGCGGACTTCTTCGTCCACACATAAAAGTCTATTATCAGTTTGCATTGTTGTCACCATCAACCTTCCACACGTTTTCAAGCGTCCAGTCTTGGCCGCCTTTGCACTCCCAGCCCTCGATGTCAATATCGCCAGCTAGCTCCCACGCCTCGTCTTCGCTATTTGCCTCGACGATTAGCTCGTAACCCACATCCATTGTGGCGGTTATTTTAAACTTTGCCATCGTTAGCCTCCCAAGTCCGCAGACCATGTGCATGGTCTTCCAGAAAATACGCAATTTCTTCTGCATTGCTGTCGTCCAAGGTGCCGTCTTTAAAAAGTTTTGCCCAATGCTCAAGGCTGTCGATAAGGCTAGAAGAACCGTGAGCCGCGGTTTTTGTTGCTTTGCCTACGATATACGCAGCGCGGAGCTCGTTCTCTATTACCTTAAAGTCATCCAGATACATGGTTACGGCGGGGTTGGCGTCCTGATGTGTGATCAGGTCGTCGTAGTCAACACCAGCGCATTTAGCGATATATCTGGTGCGTTCGTTAGCGTTAAATGTCATAGCAATCTCCCGTATCTACCATTGATATTCGTAGTCGTAATTATATTCGGCATCCAATGAGTGCCACGCCAGTTCATAAGCATGATCCCAGTTTGTGTGGTAGCCGGTGGCTACATCATCATCGGCAATACATTTTGCCCAATGATCAAGACTAGGCTCGTGGTCAAGTGGTAATTCTTCCATAGCAATCTCCCGTAGCTATATGTATACGATTTATCCCATATACTATATAAATAAAAAGTTGTCAATGGCGGACTTCATCTTCTGTGGAGGCGGCAGCGGCGGCGGCGTGGCTCATGGCGGATGACAGCATTCCAAGGGTTGTGCTTTCATCGGGGCTGGACAGGATAAGCCGGAAGATAAGCGCGGTCAGCGCACCGCCCATCGCGGCTCCGGCTTGGATGTCGCTATTTTCGAAATCGTCTAGCAGTTCATTCATCATTTCGCTTGCTAGGTCGAAATCCTTTTCCAGATCGTTGCTCATCCGCGCTGTATCCTTTTCCACGCCGCTTGTATGTCGGCGGATTTATCGACGGCTTCACGGCTATATTGGCCTTCGGCCGCGGTTCGTGAAGCGTGTAGCACGACACATGTATTGACCAGAGCGACGGCTGTTTGCCAATCCATTTCCCGTGCTTTATCCAAAATTATATCAGATTTCTTCATTGTTGTCTCCTTTTTAGCCATTCTTCTCTACCGCCCTTTCCATAGAACTCTTCGGGCATTTTGTTGTTTTTAGCTAGGTTTTCCCAAGCGGGGATAACTTGCAAGTTCCACGGAACGTGAAGACCGCAAATTGTGTCGCCTTGTAGGGGATAATAATGATCAACATGGTGCTCTACACCGGTACGTTTAGATATTTTTTCTCGTTCTTTGTAAAAACGATAAAAATCTTTATTTCTTAAACCTTTTAAAATGGTTCGTGCTTTGGCAGCCCAATACTTACGAGTGTTTGCCGCGTTTTCCGCAGCATGGTCTTTAAAATATTGTTTTCGTCTTTCCATATAACGGTCATAATTTTCCGCTTTCCATTTCACATTATAGGCTTGCCGCGCTTCACGGTTCTCCGCTCTATACTGTTTGTTATACAAAGCAATTTGCGTTTTATTTTTTTCGCGATATTTTTTGCCACCTTCGCGATATTTTGTAGAGTTTGCCTCTCTCCAGATCACCTTCATCACTTTTGATCTTTTCTGGTGACACTCAAAGCAATCCCCCGTCGAAACAAACTTTTTTGTTGTCCCACACGTTTTACAGTTGTTGCCATGAAAATGTGTTTCCCCCGCCGCTTTAGCTTTTCCGCGAGGGGTGTTCAATGGAGGGTTTTTCTTAGCTTCCTGTTGGCAGACCACGCATCCCGCGCCCGAAACTCTGCGTTCCGCTATGTGACCGTTGGCGCACGGCTTTCCATTAAAATATCTATCCAACCCAAGTGCTTTGGCTTCTTCCCGTTTCAAAACTTTACAGCCGTATTTTTTTTCTAAAGCTTTGCGAGTTTCTTCGCGGTTGTTTTTTGCGCGTTCCCTGTTTGCCGCGTTTCTGCTACCCGCGTTTTTTATCAGGCGGTCGTGATGACACTGGCTACACCCCGAGTTACTTACAAAACGCTCAGACAAATGCCCCTTCTTGCATGGCACACCATTGAAATACCGTGTCACGCCTTGAGCCAAAGCTTCTTGACGACTAATCATATCAATCTCCAGTAGTTAGATAAGATATATCCCATATACTACAGTGACTACATATAGTCAACACGAAAAAAACCCCCAGAGCGGCATCACTCTGAGGGTTTCACTACGGGAATGCAAAGCTTGGGGGCTCTACAAAGACCCTTATATACGATTGTATGGGAATTGCAACATATAAATAGGCATAAAAGATGTTTTTTTCGAAATCGTTATGTGTAAAGTTAAGATATGCACGACGCGGTCAATTCTGGAAAGATTGGTGAGCTCATTTGTATGGTGCGCCTGATGAAACTGGGTGTATCTTGCGAGATAGTACATATGGGCACTACGGACATCATAGCACAGACAGAGGACGGTTTAATCCGCGTCCAAGTTAAGGCAAGCCAGTTTAAGCGAAATAAAAACGGGTCGGGGTATCATTTTTCTTTGGGGTATGGCGGTAAAAAACGCCCTTTGACCAAGAAAAACTGTGATGTCGTCGCGCTAGTGGCTTTGGATCGCGAGCGGGTTTTATTTAAGCCGGTTGAATGTTTAAAGGGGCAGCTAACCAAGCGGTTCCTGCCCCAGAAGTTTGATAAAGATGATTTAGAAGTGCGGTCGTGGGACAAGTGCATAGAAAAAGGGCGGTAGACCCGCCCTCTCCTTTTATACGATCCTTTCCCTTTTTTGGGTCGGACTATCTGGTTTTTAAAACGCTTTATTTGTTTAGCGACAGGGTTCCTAACTTTTCGCATTAAAACCTCCCGTCGAATATTGCCGCTTCTAGTTCTTCGTCTGACATATTATCAAAGTCAAGGTCGGTGAACCGCGGTTTATGCTTCGGTTTCTTCTTTTTAACCAGTGTTAATTTTGGCTTCGTAGGCCGCACTATTTTTTCTACGGGGTGTTCCAGTAGTTCTAGGGTCGTGTATTTATGTCCACACTCTAGGCACTTTCTATTCCGACGAATAGTATCATTCTTAGGTCGGCTATTATATACTTTACTTTTCCCCTGACACTTCGGGCATATCACATTGCTCTCCCTGACAGCATTCGTTGATATAAAGTTTGCATACGGCGCATTGCACATGACCGTGCACTTCGACGGGCGGTAAATTTGTTCGGCAGCGCGGGCACTGGTTGTTATCTAGAAGCTTTTGTATTTTACCGGCGTCACCAAAAGGTTTAGGGGGATAATTCAATTCCCTGTTCTTTATCATCTCCCAACTCTCCTGATCCGCCACAAATCTCGCACTCTAACAACCGGTCTTCAAGCCACCCGCCCCGCCAAGACATTGGGGAGGGCACTGAGACTTCATACTCACATTGTCCCTCCCCGCCGCACTCAGGGCAAGTTTTCATTTTACCAAACTGAGTTTTTGTTTTGACTTTTGTCGTTTACCGTACCGGTTGTGGCTGGCCTGAACTTTTTCAGGATTATCTTTAATCCAATTGCGTTTTTGGCATAACCTAGAACAGAACAAACGCTTTAAACCCGTGAGCTTAGTGTTGCATTCTTTGCAATTTTTCCGGCCGTTCTTGCGTTTTACTTTGGGCTGCTTTACCCATTCGGGCGTGAAATCAAAACTCATTTCAATGCCGTCAGGGGTGAAATGGAACTTTTCCGGCATGTCTTCTTGCGGTTTCTCTCCCAGAGTATTGGCTTCGTCGAGTTGAGCTTCAACCAGAAGGCCGTAGGCCGCGAGCCGTTTCATAGCAGGCGTCGGCTTCATGCCGTGGTCTTCGGCGTCACCTAAAACGTCCCCGATGGTTGAAACAATTAACTTTGTATAGTCCACATTGGTCTCCCGTATAAGAGTTAACATTACTTATCCCATACCATAGCTAAAAAAATATGTCAACGGCTCTGGAGTTCTTTTATGCGGGTCTCTTTATACACTTCCCACATAATACGAAGCTGCCCGCTTATTGTCCGGCCTTCGGCTTTTGCGATTGTTCTAATCTGCTCATATACCTCGATTGGCACCAAGACAGACTTCCATTTAGTTATATCCATTAAGGAAAACTCCATATATAGCGTTTCTATAAGCGAATATATAGGAGATATGGTATGTACGCAAGAAAAAAAAGGCCCCGCCGAAGCGGAGCCAGTTTAAGGGAGGAACACCATGAAAAAGCTTACTTAGCTTCACCCCAACTTGGGCCGATCTCTATGTCGCATTTACTTGGTATTTCCAAGGGTACAGCATTTTCCATGATGTTGGCAATATTTTCTGCTGCCGCACGGTCTTTTACCGAAATAGCTATTTCATCGTGGATTTGAATTAGTGGAACATATCCTTGCTCATACATGTTGACCATAGACTGCTTAGTCATGTCTGCGGCGGACGCCTGAATAAGCCTGTTTAGGGCTTTGTAGGTATATGCCCGTTTAAGCCTCGTTGTCTCGCCGTACTCGTCAATGGCTTTTTGGTACGGAAGAGCTTTGTTCATGGCAAAAGTGTCTGGCTCCCACAGATCAAAGCGGCATTTACGCCCCAATAAAGACCGCACAGAGCCTCCACTTGTTTTGTCGTTCAAACGTGCCTGAACACCGTTCATCAAGCCCTTAACAAACGGGACGCGATCATGGTACTGCTTAACCAGACTCTTGGCGTCTTCTACGTCAATGTCTAACTGCTCAGAAAGTTTGTTAACGCCCATCCCGTACATCATGCCTAAGTTAATCGTCTTCGCCTGTTTGCGATTGATCGACGCCATTTCTGCAACCATCGTATGAAAATCCATATCAGGATCGTGTCTATAAGCATTTACGAACTCCTCTACGCCCCTCATTGATCCGCCGCGGTGTTTATTAAATAAGTGTGCATAATGCACCAAGATGCGCGGTTCTTGCTGCGAGAAATCAATAGCCGCCCATTGCTCGCCCTCTTCTGGCAGGAACAAGCTACGGATCATCGGCCCCAGTTCAGGGTCGCGGGCGGGGATTTGCTGTAGGTTTGGGTTGGACATTGAAATGCGCCCCGAAACCGTGCCGCCGTCGTCTGACCTAATCTGGTTGATGTGCCCGTGAATGCGTCCGTCTGTCCGGCAGTGCTTCATAATTGTGTTGATGAAGGTTCCGCTAGTCTTGTTTAGGTTTCGGGCCTGCACGATTAGTTGTGCCAGTTCATGCGGGTGATCCGTCAGGAAAGACTTTGTAAAGGACGGTGCGCCCTTTTCAGTTTTTGGGTAGGAAATGCTTAACTTATCAAAAGCTTTAGAAATTGAAGCAGCCGCCCAAAGCTCTACGTCCATACCGGCCACAGACTTTATTTGTTTAACAATGTCTTTTTCTCTTTTAAGAAGCATGTTACGAGTGCGCTCGACACGGTTTTGATCAATACGGACGCCGCGCCATGTCATGTCGATTAAGCAGGGCAAAAGCTTTAATTCAAGGTCCGCGATATGCCAAAGGTCTTCTTTGGTTAATTGTGTAGATAAATAATTCCATAAATCTAGGGTTATTTCTGCGTCATTCTGAGCATACGGGCCGACATACATCGCAGGCATCTTCCACATCTCAGCTTTAGGGTCGAGCCCGAACTCACGGGCGGCTTCCTGCAAAGTCTTTTCGGTTTTTATTTTGCCCAGCAAATCGTAGCAAAGCGCATTCAAACTGTAGCTGAATCGGTTTTCATCTAACAGAGCGGCTACCAGCATGGTGTCGATGATGCGCCCGTTTATCTTGAACCCCATACGACGTATCCAACCGGCGTCGTATTGAGCGTTGTGCATAATCTTGTCGGCGGGGCACTCAAAAACTTTCTTGAGCCACTTATTGACAATGCGCTCATCTAAGTTACCGCCCCCAAGGTGGCGAATAGGTATGTATCCGGCCCAATCTGCTACCGCGATAGCGTAGCCCACAACTTCTCCGTCTCCAGTGGGCCATCCCGGCCCGTTAACTTTGATGTTTGGGTCGCGGGTCTCGACATCTATAGCAATTTGCTTTGCATCAAAGATGTCTGGCAGTTCTGCGGGTGGCACCCATTCACTCTTGGGGCCAAACATTGTCATTTGCAAACTCATTAGAAAAGTTCCGTATCAGAAATAGGTTTTTCGCCGCCCAACGCAGCATAGCCACAGATGTCGATCCACGAGTCTTCGTGGTCGGTCTTCATCAAGCGGGCGGACTTTACCATAATCATACAAAGCACAAACTGTTGCTCCGTTACTTCTTGCCCTAATACAACGGACCAGAGCTTCGCGATATCTTGAAAGTTCCGGTGTGCGTCGCCGTAATCTTTTGCGCGGTCGCCGTTAATCAGGTCGCCTGCGGTATCTAAAATTTCTTCACGTTTCATTATATCCAATAACTCCGGTTCATATCTTCAGGTTCAATTAAATAAAGGTTTTGTTTAGTACGAGTGACCCCTACATAAAACACTCGGTGTAAATCATCAGGTGCTGCCTCTGAAGCTTTTTGCGCTGCGGGAGACAAGTCGGTGTATAGCACAACATTGTCGGCTTCGCCGCCCTTAGAGCCGTGGATCGTGGACAGCGCAATACGTGGAATGGCATTAAATTTCTCGCCGCGCCGCAAAAGAGCCGTGATGTACGCACGTTCACCGCTAGGAATTTTATCCATAGCCTCATGCCATATCATTTCTATAGTGGCTTTTAGGCCGTGGTTTTGTTGCAACTCGTTAAGGTTAGCTGTTTCATCATCATCTAAAGCAGGCAATTTTTTAAATCCGCGCTTGACTCTGTCGCCAACTGACATATAACTGTAAATGGCTCGTGCAGCCTCTCCTGTAATTCTTTGACCCTTACGTAGTTGTTCCCATCCATTGATGGCTTCACTCAGTTTCTCTGATATTGACCGATTCCCGTTACGGTTAAACAGAAACCCGCGACTTTTTAAGTCTTGGGCAGCGGCGTCTAAGAAATAATTAGCTTGGGCTAGCACGAGCCACGAACCTTTCTCAAAACTAATATATCCGGTGGTAGGTATCCGCTGCACGGAGCCGTGGTCCAGTTTAGGCAAGTAGGTTTTTGCTACGCGACGTTTAATGCGTTTAGCAATGCCTTCAGCTAATGGATGTACGGACGCTGGTACGCGGTAAGATTGCTCTAGCACCTCGTAACCACCATTCAGTCCGATAAAATGTTCTACGTCTGCACCGGCCCAGCGATAAATAGCTTGGTCGTCGTCTCCCGCGCAATAGATGCGGTCGGAATGCTTTTCTAAAACGTGCGCTACGTCCCACTGCAAAGGTGATAGGTCTTGCGCTTCGTCAATAAAAGTAATTGCTAGTCGTGGACAGAATTGTGCGCCGTCTCGTACAAACACGTCCAGCATGTCGGTAAAATCGTACAGATCAAACCGGTTCTTATATTTAGTCATGCAGTCTGACACATACTTCACCGTGGACCACGGGTCGTCTAATCCGCTTTCGTCATACTGTTGGCGAAGATCAACTTTGCGGAGCCTAGCTAAATTCAACAGGCTGATTATTGGGTTGTTGTTTTTGTTTAGGTCGAAAGTTTCTTCCCCGCCAAGGCCGTTTCTATTGCCGACAAGGTCATATCCGATTTCATGCCCCAACTCTTTATAATGCTCCGGCTGCATAACTTGTTCGGGCCGAATGCCCGACAGCTTTAACGCAAAACTATGCAGCGTTCTAAACCACGGCAACTGAACAGGCTCGAAGTTAAACCTAGTACAAGCGCGTTCAATGGCTTCGTTAGCCGCCTGTTTGGTAAAAGCAAAGTAGCCGATATGCGCGGGGTCTACACCACGAGACAGAGCCTCATCCACTTTGTTAAGAAGCGCGGTGGTTTTCCCCGTTCCGGGCGGACCGTAAATGCGAAATATCTTGTTGTCCATTTTCTTCCAGCCTTTTACAAATTTCTTCTACAGTTTTTTTACCCATGTTTGGGATCCGGCACATTAATCTGTGGTGGCTCATGTGCTCTACAAAATCGTCAGGGCTAAATTGCAATAGGTTTTCGTTATAAAGGCAATTGTAAGTGCGTCGGCTCCACCAGATATCTTTCATTGTTCTAGGCGGAGAGGGCCGTGATGCGCGGGCTGCTTCCCACAAAGCTTTCTTATCTATCTTTGCTACAATCTGCCTGACACGCTCGCGCGTGATACCATATTCATCTGCCACAGATTGCAGGGTACGTTTTTCTACCACACGCTTGTGGTAAACTTCTTCATTACGCGCCGTGTTCTTCATCGGTAATATCCTCTATGCTGCCCATTAGCTTTACAAAAATAGGGGTTTCGTCGCCAACCCAAGCGTCTACGACATTGAAGTACATAAACTCCACTGCTTCGTCGAACTCCATGCGGTCCCGTTCGCATAGGACCGCGACACATCTATCAAAGTCGTAGGCGATTATATCCGGCTGGCCGCTTCTGCTTGCCACACCAATAAACGCATCATTAAAACCATCTGCTTTTAACATTAAAAAGGTGCCTCCGATTGTCCCCCGCCAAAGCTGGGTGTTGCAAATTCAATTTCCGCTGTGTCGAAAGAAGGTATTTGCCAGACTCTAACGGGTCTGCCTTTAATTTTAATCACCCTACTTTCTCCGCCACGATCCCGTAGACGTTGAGCTATCTTATGAGCCTTGTACTCAAAGAACTTGTTACGCTTTAGGAAGTTTTCAAAATCTTTTAGCCGGAACAACGTGATCCCTGCTTCATCATCTGTCCAAGGACGCTTGAGCAATATTTCTTCTTTATCGTTCGCTTTTTGTAGATGGACGCAAAACTCTTCTAAGTAATCGTAGAACTGGCCGCTAATGCTGGCGTCTTCTGCAACCTCTATGATGGCGCTTTCGTTGTCGCTCATCTCCGACAAAAGACCGCCAATGCGCCCTTCCCATACAGGCTTGGCTACACTGCGCGGCATAAAGTTTAGCTGCTCCATACAAGCCTTCTGAAATACGGGCTGACTCATTAGAGCTTCGGTATCTAACTCTAACGGCTCTCCGTTTACGTCCAAGAACCACACGGGCGGGTTGGAATTATACTTACGCAAATTAGCTATAGAAGCGCCAAGGGCCGCGGCCCCGATGCCGTGTTTTCTGGTCTGGCAAAGCTCTTTATTACAATGTGAACTAATCGGCGCATCCGCACATTTATAAGCATAGTCCTTTCGGTCTAGCTGCTTTGCTACAATATTAACCTCGCTCAACGGTAACGGCGGGTCTAAATACGTCATGTTATAGGTGAGTAATTCTGACTCGTAACTGTCGGGGTATGCCTTCTTTAGGTATACGCCCAGATTAAAAAGACCGTTGTTACGCCCACCTTCAGATATCTTGCTCTTAGCCAAAATCTGCAAGCAGGGCGGCCCGTCTTTTATCGGAGTGCTCTCCTGTTGCTCGTCTAGCTGAAGTGTTATTATCTGTTCGGTTGTTTGCTTATACGTTTCATATAAATCAAAAAATTCCTGCAACGTAGCGGATGTACCGTCGTCTTTAATTGCGTAGCGCAGGCCGTCTTCAGCATCATAATATGGAAGGTTTAAGAAGTTACCAACGTCCCCGCGGTCTAGATTAAGTTTTACCTGCTTTGGGAATATCTCACTGCCGCCATAACCCAGTGCCGCC